ATTGCCATTGACTTAGCTGGCTTTGAAGATGAAAACGCTAAGAAGGTTAAGAACAAAAGGTTAGACAATACCGCCATTTCCATCGTTAAGGTGAATGAAGATGGTTGGTATGTAAAAGAAATCATCTATGGACGCTGGGATGTGAAGAAAACAGCACAGAAAATCTTTGATGCTGTGAAGAAATATGAGCCAGTCGCCGTAGGAATTGAAAAGGGCATTGCAAAGCAAGCTGTTATGCCGTACATCAGCGACATTATGCGACGAAATCAGACATTTTTTCGTGTTGACGAGTTGACACACGGGAATAAGAAGAAAACTGACCGCATTGTGTGGAGTTTACAAGGGCGGTTTGAGAATGGGTATGTTATTTTGAACAAGGGGGAGTGGAACCATGAGTTTCTTGACCAACTTTTCCAATTTCCTAACCATTTGGTGCATGATGACCTTGTTGATTCTCTTTCATACATAGAGCAGCTTGCTAAGGTTAGCTATGTCACCGACTTTGAAGAAGACGATTACGAAATGCTTGATGCCGTAGCAGGATATTAAGGGAGAAAACATGGCAAATTACGCAGACCCATACGAGGCATTGTTAGCAGAGGAGATAGCACGGGCAAACCCTAACGCTGCTCGTACTGCTTTGACCACTGCTGGTGGCTTTGCACCGGGTGCTGGGCTTCTAGAGGCTGCTGGGTACTATCCGGGCGCTGAAGGAGGGTATGCTCCCAGCCTTGTAGAAAACTTACGTCAAGGAAACTACGGCACTGCTGGCTTACAAGGTCTAGGCGCTGCTGGTGACCTGATGTTGGCAACAGGTATGCTTGCCCCTGTTGGTATGGCTATGAAGGGTGCTGCCACGGCTGGTAAAGCTGCTAAGTTAGGGCAAAAAGCAACTGAAGTTTTTAACTTTTCTGATGAAGCAAAAGAAATTTGGAAGCAAGGAAAGCCTAAGTTTGTTCGTTTTCAAAACCCTGAAGTTGAAGCTGTTAATAAACAAAACGCTGAACTTCTTCAACAAGGAAAAATATCTTCAGAAGAGTTTAGAAAAAGAAACGCTGAATTAATGCCTATACATCCTTTTAAGGAAGCTCCTGAACTTCCTTCTCAAAAGGATATAGTGTTTGCCTTGGGTAAAAAAGCAGATAAAGGTATTCTAGGTGTTACAGCAGAAATACCTGAAGGAACTCTTGTAGGGACTAGATTAGATATTCCATCATATAACGAGTATGGGGTTTACATTCCAAGTATTCACGCTGCAAGCAGCAGAACGGATAAGGGAGGTAACATCCTTGCATACGGACAAACAGCCGTTTTGAAAAATGTTGACTTTGTAGCAGACCCTTCTACGTTTCTAAAAGTAGCTACAAGAGAAAAAACAAAAGTTCCTGAAGCAAAGATGATTGGTAATTGGGTGAACCACAATCCCGAACAAACACAAAAACTAGCGCAAGACCTTCTAAAAGACCCTGAATGGACACAGATTGGTTTTAATCCTGACCGCGCTAGTTATTTTTACGATAAGGCAGACCGTATGCCAGTTGTAAAAGCAGATGAAGTTGTTCAAATCGGCGCTTTAGTTTTAGGTAAAAACATAAAGAAAACCAAACCTGATGACCCTCGCTTCACAGTGTTTGATAAAGAAACAAAACAACCAATAAAAGACCCAATTGGTAAGAATGTAACCTATACTGCTTTGCCAATAGGAACTGCTGCTATGTATGGCGAAGAAGAAGACAATCCGTTCCAAAACGAGTTTTTGGATTACTAAGGGAGAAAACATGGCAGACAATTTATATAAACCTTCAGGGTTGTTTGAGGAGATGCAGAAGCGTAATTTAACACCTTCTTATGGTGCTTTTAGTGTGAATGGCGCTGATGGTATGTATTCTCCTGATGTAAATGTTTTATTCGCTCCTAAAGACTTTACAGGAACTGAACCAACTCTTGCACACGAAGTTGCTCATGCTTATGTAAGTAACGTATTGCAACCAGCTTACATGGAATTAGGTAATAAAGAAAGCAGTGATTGGTCAAAAGAAGAAAAACAATTTGCAGATGCTGCAATGAAACTATTTCCTGATTTGTTTCACAGTTTTTCTTTTAAACCTCAAGAAAGACGTTTAGAGTTTTTACAGGCTAGAAATGCTCTAATAGATGATAGGAAGGTTGAAAACGCAGGATACAGATTATCGCAGGACGAACTAATTGGTTTTGGTGTAGGCGAGTCTTCTGTACCTTATGTAGACCGTCCGGGAAAAATAGACTACAACGTAGGAGGGCATTTAAACCCCACGATGGCTAGTCAACTATCTATACTTACTGAGTTGTATAAAAAACTTCCTGAAGAGTTAAAACAAAAAGCAGCAGAAAAAAGAAAAGCATCAATTAAAGATTACAAAGAAGAAAAAAGACTTTCAAAAGTTAAAGATGAAGTTTCTGATGTTTTTGAAAACCCATTTAAGAACACATTACTGAATAAAACGCTAAAGGACTAACACATGGATGACAACAAAGACGTTTTTCGCACTGAAAAGCTAGAGAACTGGGTGATGGACAAGGTGGAACGCTGGCGCGACCACTACCAAAGTAATTATCAAGAGAAGTTTGATGAATACTACCGCCTGTGGCGTGGCATTTGGGCTGCTGAGGACAAGACCCGTGAGAGTGAGAGGAGCCGCCTCATCAGTCCCGCCTTGCAGCAAGCCGTTGAGTCTGCTGTGTCGGAGGTTGAGGAAGCCACCTTCGGTAGGGGTAAGTGGTTTGACATCAAGGATGACCGCAAAGACCAAGACAACAGTGATGTCGCCTACCTGCGTGAGCAATTAAGTGAAGACTTCCAATTCACCAAAACACGCAAGGCTGTCGCTGAGTGCATCTTGAACAGTGCGGTGTTTGGCACGGGTATGGCTGAGTTGGTGATTGACGAGATTCAGGAGATGAAGCCAGCAACGCAGCCCATCATGGATGGTGCCATGCAGGCTGTCGGTGTGAACATCGCCCCTCGTGTTGTTGTCAAACTAAAACCAATCCTCCCGCAAAACTTCCTCATTGACCCCGTGTCTTCCTCCATTGAGGACGCATTGGGTGTAGCCATTGATGAGTTTGTACCAAAGCACCAAGTGGACATGGCTATTCAGGCTGGCATCTACCGTGATGAGGACGTTGGTGAAGCATATCAAGACACCGACCTAGAAGCTGACAAAGAGTTGAGCACGTTTGACGATGACAAGGTAAGGTTGACCAAGTATTATGGGTTGGTGCCCAAGCATTTGTTCAACGCTGCCATGAACGAGCCTGAAGATGACGACGACCTGACTGAGGACGACGAAAACGAGGAAGAAGAGGGCTACATTGAGGCAATGGTTGTTATTGCCAATGGCGGTGTGTTGCTGAAGGTGGAGGAAAATCCTTTCATGATGCAAGACCGCCCTGTGGTTGCTTTTGCTTGGGACGTTGTGCCGGGTCGCTTTTGGGGACGTGGCATCTGTGAGAAAGGCTACAACAGTCAGAAGGCTTTGGATGCAGAGATGCGCGCTCGCATTGACGCCCTAGCCCTAACTGTCCACCCCATGCTGGCTATGGATGCTTCCCGGATGCCTCGTGGTGCCAAGTTGGAGGTACGCCCCGGTAAAACCATCCTGACCAACGGCAACCCAGCAGAGATTTTGCAGCCATTCAAGTTTGGCGCTCTCGACCAAGTTACGTTTAGCCAAGCTGGTGAACTTATGCGAATGGTTCAGATGGCTACTGGGGCGATTGACGCCGCTGGTATCCCCGGCTCCATCAATGGTGAGGCTGCGGCGGGTGCTGTGTCTATGTCGCTAGGTGCCATCATCAAGCGTCACAAGCGCACCCTCATCAACTTCCAAGAGAACTTCTTAATTCCTATGGTTCAGAAGACTGCTTGGCGTTACATGCAATACGACCCTGACAACTACCCGGTGCAGGACTTCAAGTTTGTACCGAGCAGCTCGTTGGGTGTAATTGCACGTGAGTACGAGGTAACACAACTTGTACAACTTCTGCAAACCCTTGGACAGGATAGCCCGATGTACCCAATGCTAGTTATGTCTGTTGTTGACAACATGGGGCTGTCGAACAGGGAAGAGATGCTTGCTCAATTGCAACAACTTTCTCAGCCCAACCCTGAAGCACAGCAAGCACAGCAGCAACAACTTCAGCTGCAACTGGCTGCTGCACAGGCTCAGGTGCAACTGCTACAGAGTCAGACGCAGGAGAACCAAGCCAAGGCTAACAAGTTGTCTGTTGAGGCACAACTGGAGCCACAGGTGGTTCAGGCTAAGTTGGCTGCTGCTCTGTCCAACAACCTTGAGGTTGGCGGTGCAGATGACGCTGAGTTTGCCCGTCGCGCCAAGGTTGCAGAGTTGATGTTGAAGGAAGAAGACATTAAAAGTAATGAACGCATTGCTATGGCACAGATGAGTGCAAAAGACCACAATAGGTTTAGCAATGCTTGACAAATAATACTTTTTGTGGTATAATACGCCATGTCTACCTAGAGAGGGGAAATGGACATGGACAGAGAATTACAAGAGTATTACGAGAACCTATTAGAACTTTTTTCTACTAAGGGTTGGAAGCAATTCCTAGAAGATATAGGTGACAACCTAGAAGTGCTAGGCGACATTTCTACCATCCCTGACAGTAATCAGTTTTGGTTCCGAAAGGGTCAAGTCGAAGCCGTGCAACGTGTTTTGTCTTACGAAGAAGCCATTGTTAATAGCTATGACGACTTTCAGAGGCAAGTAGCATGAAGCGCATCTACGAATTTGACTGTGGTACGCACATTGAAGAGGCTTATGTGGACGAAGAAGTTCGTTCAATACGGTGTCGGATTTGTGATGCCCCCGCCTATCGTATCGTTAGCAAACCTATGATAAAGCTGGAAGGGGTTACTGGGAGTTTTCCCGGGGCTTACTACTCATGGGAGCGCAAGAGGAACGAGAAGATAGCACAAGAAAGAAAGGCTGATAACGGGTAGTTTTTTTCCCGCAAGTAT